CACAACATCAACGAATTATCGTGTGCAGTATTACACCAACCACTCTTATTCGCAATGATTCGAAACATACCACCTAAACCCGCAGCAACGCCGGCATAGACAGTATTGTAGAGCCAGACAACACACTTGTGATATCTGGTAGGTAGTTTTCGCAGTCTAATGTCGCGAATAGCACGCGCAACGCGAGGATGAAAGCAAAGATCGCATCCATCTACATCACCGTCAACGCATTTATCGCCAAGACTACTCACCATCCGTACAAATTGGTTTCCAGGAATTTGTATACCTATAGTTATAGGATGTTCACCTAAACGGTCCATTAACATTTGATTTTGACGTTCGAATAACGTAAGACATGCCATTAAATGATCAATAGGACTAGCCATGAAAATTCTAGTTTTATTTAACTTAACCTTTTCAGTTGGTCTAAGTTCGGATTTCTCGGTAAGACTAAACACACACTGATGTTTAACACCATCTAAAAGTTCATCAACCTTCTTATCAAGTTCGACTTCCATATTGGCCAAAACCTCACCTTTAGTTGTATAACTATAAAAGTAAGGAAAGCCTGGACTCTTATCTTTCTTAAGAAGGCGTTTAACCTCATCTCTTGATGTTACCATTTGTTCAGGAGTGTCAGTCCATATGGACTCAAGTTCATCCTCTAATATACTTTGAGCTTGCTTCACTAGATTTTCATCTATAAAAGGTATAGTTCTGGCATGCTTCGTAAGTCCTATTTTAAGAGCAAGTTCCGTCATTCGAGTTGGAACATATTCAGCGCATTGTGGGTCGCTGTATACCCAAGGGGAAGGTTTGTATAATGATTTCCCTAGCGGTCTGTACCTTACCTTACAAACCAACTGTGGGCCTCCTAGATCAGGGGGTCTAGAATTGCCCACTGGAGCCTCCAGAATGACTGGGGCTTCTAGGGTTTTGCGTTTTTTACTTTCGGTTCTCCTGTCCTCCAGATGAAATTAAGTAAATCATCGGTGACAGCAATACCAACATTGTCAGATCCTTTCTTGCCTTCAGCACTGTGAATTCCAATTATTTTACCATTAGAATTCACATAAGGTCCACCACAAGTGCCTGGAATAGTAGAAGCTGTGGTAATAACTTCAACTCCATTTTCCAGTACATTCACGGCTTTTACTTTACCATGGCTCACTTGATTACCCGATTTGCTAAGTACGGTCATGTCCATACCAACAACTGGATTTTCAAAATATTTTTTCCTTGCCATAGGTAAACCATCAAGAATCTCCCAGACCGCAAAGTCAGTGTGCAAATTTTCGGTATTAATTCGACGCTTCGGCAATTCGAATAATTTACCCGAAAATTTCACATACTTAGCTTGATCGGCTGAGTGTTTGTTTCCAATAATGCCAGCATTTGTAAAAATGCAATTTTGTATGACGTTTTGATCACCGTCACACAACTCTCCCATAAACTGTTTAATTATTTCAATATTGTACAAAGGACTTGAGGGTACAAGTGCTTCGAACTTAGTTTGAG